TATTAAAATCATACTCACAAAATACTAGTTCGATTATATCGAATACGACACCAGGATTAATTACAGAAAATACAGTACCAAAACTGTAAATGATAACTGTTAATTTTATGAGAGGTCAGGAAGTTATTCCTGTCCAAGTAAATATAGGCATGACTATAATGGAAGCCGCTAGAGATTTCTCTGACGTTGCCATTGATGAGATACCAGCAGATTGTGGTGGTTGTTGTGCCTGTGGTACCTGTCACGTAAACATAGATGAAAAGTGGATATCTTTAATAGGACAACCAGACAAAGGTTCACTAGAAATAGATATGATAGAATATCAAAAAGGTTATGATACTATGCACAGTAGATTAGCTTGTCAAATTAGTTTAGAAAAAAAACACGATGGTTTAGTTGTACATTTACTGGATAACCATAAATTATGATGAAAGTTGAATTGATAGATACAATGGGTACAGACTTAACGGTAGTGAATGCTGCTAGAGTAAGTTACTCAAAAACAAAAGACGCCTTTGATGTAGTTAAAGATGAGAAACTTATTAAGTATCTTGCCGAACATAATCATTGGTCTCCATTTGCTCATGCAAGTTTACAATTCAGAATTAAAGCACCTATCTTTGTCGCAAGACAATTAGTTAAACATCAAGTAGGTTTAGCATGGAACGAAGTCAGCAGACGTTATGTTGATTTTCCACCTGAACTATATAAACCTGAAACATGGAGAGGTCGTCCAAAGAACTCTAAACAAGGAAGTGATGGTGAGATTAAACTAGATCAAACAATCGAGTATAGTATGGAATCAGCAATGGAGAGTTGTTTAATAACTTACAATACTCTATTAGAAAAAGGTGTAGCGCCAGAACAAGCACGTATGGTATTACCTCAATCAATGATGACTGAATGGTATTGGTCAGGAACACTATATGCTTTTTCTAGGATATGTAATTTAAGATGTAAACCAGATACACAAAAAGAAACTAGAGACGTGGCAAATGAAATATACAAACTATGTAATGAGAAGTTTCCACGTAGTTGGAAATACTTAACAAAAGAAATTAATTTCTTTATATAAATTATGAACTTTTATAAAAACGTTATTGAACATAGAGGTAAGTTACTTGTTCGTGGTATACACGAGGGTAAAGAATACCAAGAAAAACTTGACTTTAGTCCAACTCTATATGTTACCTCACCAGAAGATTCAAAGTTTAAAACGTTACAAGGTCAAACATTAAAACCAATACAATTTCCTAGTATAGTAAAAGCAAGAGAATTTAAAAGAAGTTATAATACAGGTAACTCACAATTATATGGTATGGATAGATACCAATATCAATATATCGCAAATGAATATCCTGAAGATATGGTATTTGATAAAGAACAAATAAAAATATTTACACTTGACATAGAGTGTACTGCAGAGAATGGCTTTCCTGATATAGATGATGCAATAGAAGAAATACTAGCAATCACAGTAAAGAATCAATCTAATAAACAAATCATAACTTGGGGTACAGGTGAATTTAAAACAGATAGAACTGATGTAACTTATATTAAATGTAATAATGAGAAGTCTTTGATTATGGAGTTTATGAAGTTTTGGATTAAGAACTATCCAGATGTTATCACTGGTTGGAATACAAAGTTTTTCGATATACCTTATTTGTTTAATCGTATTAGAAACATAGTAGATGAAAAGGTACTTAAAAAGTTTTCACCATGGAATTTAGTTGAAAGAGAAACTATAATAGTAAGAGGCAGACCACAAACTCATTATAAAATCTTTGGTATTTCTATGTTAGATTACTTGGACTTATATCAAAAGTTTATACCAACAAAGCAAGAGAGTTATAAACTTGATTACATTGGTAGAGTAGAACTTGGTTTACCTAAAGATGATAACCCTTACGATACATTTAGAGAATGGTATACAAAAGACTATCAATCATTTATTGATTATAACATTAAAGATGTTGAGATTGTTGACCAACTAGAAGATAAACTAAAACTAATTGAACTAGTCTTAACTATGGCATATGAAGCCAAAGTAAATTATACAGATGTATTTTCACAAGTAAGAATGTGGGATATGTTAATTTACAATTACTTGAAAAAAGACAATGTTATGATTCCACCAAAGGTAGATAATATTAAAGATGATAAGTACGAAGGTGCTTATGTAAAAGACCCAATCACAGGTATGCATAATTGGATTGTATCGTTTGATATTAACTCGCTATATCCTCATTTGATTATGCAATATAATATTTCTCCAGAAAAAATTATTGGAGTAGAACCATCAGGCATATCAGTTGATAAATTGTTAGATCATGCGACACCGCTGACACATTTAAAAGCTGAAGGTGCTTGTATTACACCAAATGGTGCTAAGTTTAAAATAGATAGTCCAGGGTTTCTACCTAGACTTATGGAAAGTATGTATAATGATAGGGTTAAGTTTAAGACTTTAGCGTTTCAAGCAAAACAAGAATATCAAAAGACAAAAGACCCTGCAACTGCTAAAGAAATATCTCGTTGTCATAATATACAATGGGCAAAGAAGATTGCTCTTAACTCAGCTTATGGTGCGATAGGTAATCAATACTTTAGATATTATGATATAAGACAAGCAACTGCTATAACATCAGCTGGTCAATTTGTAATTCGTTTTATTCAAAAAAATGTAAATGAATATATGAATAAGATTTTAAAATCAACAAGTGAAGTTGATTATATTGTTGCGTCAGATACAGATTCAATTTACTTATGTTTAGATAAACTAGTTGAAGCGACTTGTAAAGATAAATCAAAAGCTGATACATTAAAGTTTTTAAACAAAGTTGTTGAAAGTAGAATTGAACCATTTATTGATAAGTGTTTTGAAGAACTTGCTGAATATACAAACGCCATTAAACAAAAAATGGTTATGAAAAGAGAAGTGATCGCTGACAAAGGTATCTGGACTGCTAAGAAAAGATATATGTTAAATGTATTAGATGAAGAAGGTATTACATTTGATGAACCTAAACTAAAGATTATGGGTATAGAGGCTGTGAAGTCATCTACACCTGAAGTTTGTAGAGGAAAGATTAGAGAGGCTATCAAACTTATAATGACTAAAGATGAAGATACGTTACAAAAGTTTATCGCAGACTTTAAGAACGAGTTTTATCAAATGACAGCAGAACAAATATCTTTTCCAAGGTCTTGTAACAACTTAAAGAAATATATGCATGGTAGTCATATCTTTATTAAAGGAACACCTATTCATGTTAAAGGTGCGTTAATATATAATCATCAACTAAAACAATTCAAGTTACATAGAAAGTATCCTATTATACAAGAAGGTGATAAGCTTAAGTTTCTAAAACTAAAAGAAGCTAATCCATTTAAGTTTGATGTGATAAGTTATGTATCCAAACTACCTAGTGAATTTAAACTACAAGAATATATCGACTATGATATTATGTTTCAAAAAACATTTGTAGACCCTATGAGTTTTATACTTAATTCTATTGGTTGGTCTACTGAGAAGACAGCTAGTCTGGAGGATTTCTTTGTATAGTTTTTTCATAGTAATAGTTTGTATGCATTGGGGATTTGCCACTGGTAATCTTCTAGCATTAAAAACAAATTGGTCTATACCTAGATTTTTATTAATCGTAATACTAATTAAATACTTTTTTTTAACTTATGGAATTTAACACAAACAAAAAACATGGAGTAATATATGCGGATCCACCGTGGTATTTTAAAACGTATAGTGAAAAAGGAAAGGATAAAAGTCCTGAAAGACACTATCCTTGCATGTCTCTCGCTGACATTATTCGGTTACCTGTTGGTGACCTTGCTAAGGACGATGCAGTCCTTTTAATGTGGGTTGTTGATCCACTATTAGATCAGGCGTTTAAGGTTATAGATGCTTGGGGTTTTAAGTATAAGACAGTAGGTTTTACATGGGCGAAAACGAATCGAATCAAAATGGGTTTCTTTACAGGTATGGGTTATTGGACCAGAGGCAATCCAGAAATGTGTTTATTGGCTACAAGGGGTAAACCTAAAAGGCTAGATAAGAGTATACCACAACTAGTGGTTGATCAAAGACGAGAACACAGTAGAAAACCAGATATAGTATATGACCATATTGAGAAGATGTTACCAGGGCCTTATATTGAATTATTTGCTCGTAGAAAACGAGAAGGCTGGACAAGTTGGGGGAATGAAGTTTGATTTTAGACTTGACTTTATCATTATTATGTGTTATAATGATCTATGTTTTTATCATAATACTATTAAGAATGTGGAATAATGAACAATTATAAAAGATATACCTTACAAGATACTTTAGATAGTGAGAAAAGATCACTATTCAATGTGCTATCAACTTTCGCTGGTGGTGGCGGTTCTTCAACTGGTTATAGATTGGCTGGTGGTAAGATACTAGCAGTTAATGAATTTGTGCCTGAGGCGCAAAACACTTATAAAGAAAACTATCCTGACACTACAATAGTACCAGGTGATATAAAAAAATTAACAGGTACGTTTCTTATGGAACAAGCTGGAATTAAAGTTAGTGAGTTAGATATATTAGATGGCTCTCCTCCGTGTTCAGCGTTCAGTATGGCGGGTTCAGTATCTCATGGTGAGGGTAGAACACACGCAGATGCGTTTGGTAAAACGAAAAAGTATTCAGATATAGAAGGTGTAGAGAATGTCGAAGATTTATTCTTTGAATTTTTAAGAGTGGCTAAAGATATTAAACCAAAAGTTATTATTGGTGAGAATGTTGCGGGCTTGACAATGGGTGAAGCCAAAACATATTTTCATAAGATACAAAATACATTTGAAGCAATAGGTTATCTTATAGTTGCTAAGGTATTAGACTCAAGTTACTTTGGTGTACCACAATCTCGTAAAAGATGTTTCTTCATAGGTGTAAGAGAAGATGTTGCTGAGAAAGTTGGTATAAACTTTATGACTATGTATCAATTGTATCCTGATGAGAATAATTACAGAACTACACTTGATGAAGCCATTAATGATGTAGTGAATGAAGATAAAGAAGAACTAAAATATTTACTTGAAAAAATAAGTCCAGAAACAGCCGTTGGTAAAACATTAATGAAAATGCCAAAGGATCCAGACAAAGTATTAACAGGTATGGACTATCACGTTAAAGGTCATCACTTTAATTTAAAGAGAAGTAGTTTA